ATTATAATATAAATTAATGGTTAGGATATACAATGGAATTATTCGGATATAAAGTTGAAAAACAATTAGGTTCTGCTACGATAGAAAAGGGGTCAAACTCTTTCGTCCCGCCGGACTTAAACGATGGTTCCACGGTTATCAACGGTGGAGGAATAAACGCCTTCACCACCAATTTTGACGTATCTTTCAAAAACCAGAAAGATTTGATTGGGCAATACAGAGAGACTTCACAAAATCCCGAAGCAGAACTTGCTATCGACGATGTTGTTAATGAAGCAATTGTATTAGATCCATATAAGGACGCAGTATTGATTCATCTAGATAAACTAGATGCTTCAGATAATATCAAGAAAGTTATTACAGAAGAATTTGATGTAATTACTAGAAAACTAGAATTTAATAATTCCGGACCTGATATTTTTAAGCGTTGGTACGTTGATGGTGCTATTCACTATCACATAATTTTTGACAATGATAATGTCAAGAAAGGTATTAAGGAGTTGAGATATATTGACTCTACTGATATCAAGAAAGTAAAAGAAGTAACAAAAGATAAAGATAAAAACGGCATTGAAGTAGTTAAGAAAGTAGACGAATATTGGGTTTACAATACTGAAACTATTTCAGGCACACAATCTTTAAGAGTTGCAGATGAATCAATTGCCACTTCAGATAGTGGTTTATTTGATAGCAACAAAGAAGTTACATTGTCTTATTTACATAAAGCAATGAAACCTATCAATCAACTTCGTATGCTAGAAGACGCGATGGTGATTTACAGAATTACAAGAGCACCAGAAAGGCGTGTGTTCTATATTGATGTTGGTAATCTTCCTAAAACGAAGGCTGAGCAATATCTTAGAAACATCATGAACAAGTTTAAAAACAAAATGGTTTATGATGCTTCGACTGGTAAAGTCAAAGACGGTAAGAATACAATGTCTATGATGGAAGATTTTTGGTTGCCAAGAAAAGAAGGTGGTCGTGGTACTGAAGTTACTACACTACCAGGCGGTCAAAACTTAGGTGATATGGAAGATGTAATGTATTTTCAAAAGAAAGTATATCAAGCGCTTCATGTTCCACCATCAAGAATGGACCAAGACCAAACTTGGGGATTTGGACGTTCTGGTGAAATTAGTAGAGACGAATTGAAGTTTACTAAGTTTGTTTCTAAGTTAAGAAAACGTTTTTCAGATTTATTCTTTACATTACTTCGCACCCAATTGGTTGCTAAAGGTATTATAAGTAAGAGCGAATGGAACGTTTATAGAGAACAAATTGAGTTTGTATTCGCAGACGACGGTTACTTTAGTGAAATAAAGAAACTTGAAATGATGAACCAAAGAATTGAAATGTTAGATACTATTACTAACGGTGAAATGATTGGTCGTTATTACTCTATTGAATGGGTAAGAAAGAATATTCTTATGCAGACAGACGAAGAAATTGCCGATATGGATAAGTTGATGGCAAAAGAAAAAGGTGATACCCCACAAGATGAAGATGGTGTATCAACCGACACATATTAATAAGGAAAGGTTATGAGTAATTTAGAAAATTTAATTAAGTTCGCAAGAGAAAAGAAAGCAACTGCATTTAAGGATACATTTGCCGATGAATTAGCATCTAGAGTATCTGCAAAATTAGATACAATGAAGCAATCTATTGCAAAGACTATGTTTGCTAAGGGCGAGTAATATGAAAACATTTAAACAAATAAGAGAAGAACTTGATGACGAAACGTTAGACGTATATACGTTTACTGAAGAACAGTGGAACGCATTGTCTGAAGAAGAGCAAGACGACTTTGAAGACTTTGAAGTTGACGGTGAATACGATGCTGAAAATGGTTCTGCTATTTGGGTTGTCGGTGACGATGAGTTTGACGTTTTAGGTGTTATGGAAGAAGGAAAATCTTATTCCGGTAGAAGCAGACGTCAAGTTCATATGACTCAAATAAAAAAACGTCGTATGAAAGGTCGTAATCGTGCTAAAAAACTAAGAACAAATATTAAACGTAGGAAAGCACATAATAGAATTAAAATTAAACGTAATAGATTAAAAATCACAAGACGTTTTGGTGGTGGTGATAAGTCAGGACGTTCTGGTAAGATTGGCAATCAACGTAAGAGACGTGGTGGCAGAACAATTACACACAAAGGGTAATAAAATGAATTTACACGAAACAATTAATAAGGTACAAGGTGTCGTTGAGATCAAAGAAGACAAAGTTCCTAGTAAATTAGCAAGTCAATTTAAAACTGGTGTATCTAGTTTAAATGGTGCTGCAGATTATCTTGGTGACTTAGCAGACGACGTTAGAGTGTATGACAAAAAATTAGCAGATAGAATTGTAGTATTATACCAACAAGTTCTAAAGGTTCAATCTACTGCCAAAAAGATTAAGTTTTAAAGGAGTATTGATATGAGACTAATTTCTGAAATCAACGAATCTGTAAACTACATCACTGAAGGCAAAGGCAAAGACCTTTACATCGAAGGTGTATTTTTACAAGCAGATTTAAAGAATCGCAATGGACGTATGTATCCTGGTGCGATTATGGAAAACGAAGTTAAACGTTATACTGAAACGTACATCGATAAGAAACGTGCGTTTGGTGAATTAGGACACCCTGATGGACCTACGATTAACCTTGACCGTGTATCTCATATGATTACATCATTGGTTAAAGAAGGAAGTAACTACATTGGTAAAGCAAAAGTGCTCGACACTCCTCAGGGAAACATTGTAAAGAATTTAATTAACGAAGGAGCTCAACTTGGTGTATCATCAAGAGGAATGGGAACGTTAAAGGCAAATAAACAAGGAATTCAAGAAGTACAAAGCGACTTCTACCTTGCTACTGCCGCAGATATTGTAGCAGACCCCTCTGCTCCGGATGCATTTGTAAATGGCATCATGGAAGGAAAAGAATGGGTTTGGGACAACGGTATTATCAAGGAACACGATATTGCAGAAATGAAGAAAGAGATCGAATCTACGTCAAAAAACAAACTAACTGGTTTGGAAGCACGTATTTTTGAGAAGTTTATGAGTGGTTTGTAGTAAATAGTTAATTGTTAAAGATATTAGTTTTATAAATAATAGTAATTAGAAATAAAACTAATTTAAGATTATAATCAAAATATATTAGGAGAACCTAAGATGAAGTTAAAAACAGAAACTGGCGAAATGTTAGTTCTAGATGAAGCACAGGAATTATATATTTCTGAAGATGCTACGTCTGACACTTCAATTGATGTATCTGAAGTTGATGCGTTATTAGAGTCTGGCGATTTAGAAATTGTTGCAGAAGAGTCTGATGAAGTTGTTGAAGCAACTGAACCTAAAGCGAATAAGTTAAAGAAGAAAAAGATTAAGGCAGATGGTTCTGGCGAAGTTGAAGTATTCGAAGACGAAGACGAAGATGGTGACGACGAAGACGAAGATGACGAAGTTGAAGAAGACAAAAAAGTTATTGCTAAAGAAGAAGTAGAGTTAGAAGTAGATGTTAAGGAAGACATGAACGCATTGTTCGACGGTCAAGAATTAACTGAAGATTTCAAAGCACGTACAACTTTAGTATTTGAAACTGCTGTTAAAGCAAACGTTAAAGCAAACTTGGCATTAATTGAAGAGAAGATGGAAGCAGAATTAACTGCTAAAACTGATGCTCTTTTAGAAGATGTTACTGCTAAACTAGACGGATACCTTGATTACATGGTAACTGAATGGGTTGAAGAAAATGCTGTTGCAGTTGAAAATGGACTTAAGAATGAAATCCTTGAAGGTTTTGTTGGTGGTTTACAGACATTATTTGCTGAAAATTACATTGAAATTCCAGAAGACAAGCATAATATTCTTGATGAGCAAGCGAGTGAAATCACTAGTCTTAAAGAAGAATTAGACGCAGAAATGAATAAAAACATTGAAGCACGTTCAGCATTGAATGACGCTACTGCGAAAGATATTTTCGGTACAGTTTCTGAAGATTTAACTATGACACAAGTTGAAAAACTTGCTTCTCTTGCAGAAGGTGTTGTATTTGAGGACGTAGAATCTTATACAGAAAAGTTAGAAACTTTGAAGGAAGCATATTTTCCTTCAGACGAAAAGAAAGAAGAAGTGATTGCTGAAGGTAAAACTGAAGTAAAAGATTCTGAAGAAATGAGCGAGTCAATGAAGCGCATCATGAATTCACTTTCAAGTTCAAAAGAAGCAAGCATCTTAGGTGCTTAACATTTATAGTTAATAAGGAGAAAACATAATGTTTTTATCAGAAGAAATTAAAGATAAGTGGCAGCCGGTTATGGAGCACGCAGACGTACCTGCAATTAAAGATGCTACAAAACGTGCAATCACTTTACGTCTTTTAGAAAATCAACAAACTGCGTTAGATGAAGCTAACGTAACAGGTGCTAATGTAGATAACTGGGATCCAATCCTAATCTCATTAGTTCGTCGTACTATGCCACAATTAATGGCATATGATACAATTGGTGTACAACCAATGTCAGGTCCTACAGGTCTTATCTTTGCAATGAAATCTCATTACACTGGTGAAGCATCTACTGGTGCTGAAGCATTGACTTTACCTGCTGGAGCCCCTAATACGGACTTCGCTGGTATCGAAACTGTGGGGTCTGAATCTGACGCAATGACAACTGCTCAAGGTGAAGCATTAGGTGGATTTGGTGGCGGTGCTACTACTTACGCTGAAATGTCATTCTCAATTGAGAAGTCAAGTGTTACAGCTAAGACTAAGGCTCTTAAAGCAAAATACTCTCTTGAACTTGCTCAAGACTTGAAAGCAATCCATGGTTTAGATGCTGAGACTGAATTGTCTAACATCTTATCTGGTGAGATTCTTGCTGAAATCAATCGTGAAATCATTGTTACTATTAGTGCTCAAGCAACAGCTGGTGCAACTACTGGTACTACTCTTGCAGGAACGTTTGACGTTGCTGATGCGAAAGATAACCGTGGTGCTCGTTGGGGTGGTGAACGTTATAAGTCACTACTAGTTCAAATCAACCGTGAAGCAAACCTTATTGGTAAGAACACTGGTCGTGGACGTGGTAACTGGTTAATCGTATCTGCAGATGTTGCATCTGCTCTTGATATGGTTTCTGGTCTTGCTGAGCCTTCAATGTCTCTTGACAATGGTGCTCAACCTGACGTTACTAACAACGTATTCGCCGGTACATTAGGTGGTAAGTTTAAAGTATTCGTTGACCAATTTGCTTCAACTGACACAGTTGTTGTAGGTTTTAAAGGTGCTAATATGTATGATGCTGGTATGTTCTACTGCCCATACGTTCCTTTACAAATGATGAAATCAATTGGTGAAGAAGACTTCCAACCACGTCTTGGGTTCAAGACTCGTTATGGTATGACTCATAACCCATTTGCTACTGGTGTTGCTGGTGCAAACCCTTATTTCCGTAAGTTCACTGTAACTAACCTGTAATAAGAAAGCAAAAATAGTTTCCCCTACCTTGGGAAAACCGTTAAAACCCCCTTTATTGGGGGTTTTTTATGCGCGATTGTAAAGTCTTATAAATATAGGTATGAAAAATCAAAACTTAAATTTAGCAAAATCAACCAATTATAAATTAGTTATTGGAGCAATCCCTGGAGTAGACCTATGGTTGAAAACAGCAATGTTGCCTACAATTACAACTAATGAAGTTGCAATAGCAAACCCAGTTGTTGGTAATATTTACAGGCCAACGTCTACTCCAGTTTATGCGCCATTAATGGTAACGTTTCTTGTTGACGAAGATTTGAGTAATTATAATGAAGTGTTAAAATGGATGTACGAATCATCTAGTCCGGATGTATCAAAACGAACAGTAAATGACGCAGACATGATGCATGACGCATCACTACACATTCTATCTAATAACAAGAATGCTACTGATATGGTATATACATTCCATAACATGTTTCCTACAATTCTTGGTGAATTACAATTCAACAATGAAACTGCCGAAGAACTTCTTACCGATATCACACTTCAGTTCGACTATATGACATTTACTCAAAAATAACTTGACATTTAGACAAAAGTATAGTATAATAACTATATGAATATAGAACAATTAGAAACACAAGTAGATAAAGATTTATACCTAGATGAAACCATCTTAGCAAAGGAATCTTTAGCAACCCCACTCAAACACAACAAATATCTTAAAATGGTACTTCG